ACATTAGACCATGGCATTGGGGCCACAGGCAAATTCTTTCTTGACTTGCCTGTTAATAGTTTTGGGGCGGGCTTAGTAACTTTCACAGTTGACACAGCTGCCAGTGGAACGCAAATTCAGTGGACTCGCGAAACCGCCATTGACAGCGAAGTCGAGTGGGTCAGCGGTCGCGTACCGTCAGGAGGTTTTACACTTACGTCACTGACCTCTGTCGATATGTGGATGAGCGAGTCGATGACGACTGCCAATTGTGGCGGTCGCATCAGGCTGTTCAAACTGTCACCTTCAGGTGTCGAAACTGAATTAGCAGGAGGTCCCTTTGATGACGGCGTAGAGATTGGTGGTACGTCGCTGACGAATATGACGTGGACTGCCAATCCGACAGATACCGCCTTCGCTGAAAACGATCGTTTGCTGTTGAAGGTCTACATCACTAACATTGGTACGATGGCAGGTTCGCTCACTTGCGGCCTGGGTGTTAACGCTGCTTCTGGTGCTACCGGCGACAGCAAAATCGTTCTCAACGAGACGGTTGCTTTCAAGGCCGAAAGAAATAGTTCTGGCGAAGTTCTCTTGCTACACTTAGATGGAACAGATACTTCTACAACGTTCACTGATTCTAGCGTTCTAGGTGGACATACTTTTACAGCTGGCGGCGGCGCCCAGCTCGATACTGCCAAGGCAAAGTTCGGCTCTTCGTCGCTCCTGCTCAATGGCACTGATGCTTTCATAAAGCTCGCCACCCATTCGCAGGACTTCGCCTTCCTGCGGGGCGACTTCACTCTCGATTTCTGGCTCTGGAGGTTTACGGCTGGCGCGTCGCACGTACTGTTCGACTGTCGCCCTGTTAGCTTTACCGGCGGCGATTCCGGTCCTGGTGCTGTGCCGATAGCCTTTTTGCAGTTGAGTCTGCTTGCCGATAATACTCTGCAGTTGTTCGTTGACCAGTCGGGGCGAATCAACGGCACCACGGCGCTGACAACTGGGCAATGGTATCATGTCGCGCTCACACGCAGCGGAAACGACCATCGTCTGTTCCTCGACGGCGTGCAGGAAGGTTCTACTTACACCGCAGATTGGGATTACCACTGTGCCTTCGGGAGGCCGTACTTCGGGGCGAGTTCCTTCATTGAGGCTGGGCAGGCATTTACAGACGGGTGGATGGATGAAATCCGCGTTCTTAGAGGACAAGCAGCGTGGACTGCTAATTTCACACCACCGACAGCAGCGTATTCAGTTGCATCTAAACCTTTTATGCGCCCAATACCACGTTTTTATAGTAGATCTTTTTAGGAGAAAATATGGGTAGAATATATACAGTATCTTTCGCAGGCACGGTTACTGCTGCGGGTACAGACACAGATTATTTAGAAATTGCACCAGCAGATGATAAGCCGGTTAAATTGCGTGGTTGGTCTATTGGACAAACATCTGAAATAAAGGACGCTGAAGAAGAAGGTCTAAGGTTTTCAGTGATTCGTCTACCAGCTACATTTACAACTGGTAACGGTACTGCTACTACACCAATACCTATGGATTCAGCAGATTCTGCTGCAGGTGCAACTTGTGAGACTAATGGTACTACAGTTGCCACTACCAGTGGTACTGCTGCAGTATTAGGAGAGTATGCTTGGATTAATAGGAATACTCCTTGGGATTATTTTTATCCAGATACTAATTTCTGTCCTAAAGTTAAACAAGGTGAAGGTCTAGTTGTACGTCAACAGACTACACTCCTCGATGACATGAGTGTAGCGTGTACGTTTTGGATTGAAGAAGAGTAAATTAAATGCGGTCCGTCTATCGACCGCGCCTAACTAGACGATTCCGTAAAAATCGTTGGGCTCTTTCTAAAGACTCTTTTAGCTCAGCGACAGCTTCCGCTACTGGAACAGGTGTTGCAACTGGTGTAGGCGCAAGTACATTTGCAGCTACAGCCTCTGCATCAGGAACTGGTGCAGCTACAGCAGTTGGTACTGGAATTAATTTTGCTGCTGCTAATGCTTCTGGAACAGGAGCAGCTAGTGGTGTAGGAGTAGCTTTCTCTGCTGCTGTTGGTTCAGCCGCAGGTACAGGTGCAGCTACTGGAATAGGAGCTTCTACTGCTGCTTCAACAGCCTCTGCCGCTGGTACGGGTGTTGCAACGGGAGTAGGTGCGAGTACAGCTGCTAGCACAGCTTCTGCAACTGGTACAGGCACAGCTACAGCTGTAGGCGCTTCTACCGCAGCTTCTACAGCATCAGCTTCTGGTGCAGGTACGGCAACTGCTGTTGGTACTGGAATTAAAGATGCTGTAGGCAATGCAACAGGAACTGGAGCAGCTACGGCTGTAGGTGCTTCAACAGCTGCCTCAACAGCTTCAGCTTCAGGGACTGGCGCTGCCACTGCAGTCGGAGTCTCAATATTCTCCGGTGTTGGTAATGCAGCAGGTACTGGTGCTTCCAACGTAGTTGGCGAAACTATAACTGGCGGCGGTACTACAGATGCTACTGCAAGTGCTTCTGGCACAGGCACAGCAACTGGTATAGGTGCAAGTACTGCAGAAAGTACTGCATCAGCAAGTGGTGTAGGTGCTGCTACAGCAGTAGGTGCAAGTATCTTCTCAGCTACAGCAGCAGCCAGTGGTACCGGAACTGCTACGGGAGTAGGTACTGCTATAAAAAATTCAACAGGCTCTGCCAGCGGTACTGGTACAGCCACAGGTATAGGAGCTTCCTTCGCAGCTTCTACAGCTTCTGCATCAGGAATTGGTGTAGCATTAGGAATTAGTATTTCTACGGCAGCTTCCGTAGGTAATGCTTCAGGCACAGGTGCAGCTTTTGCTCAAGGTCAAGACGCAGCGGCCCCCGCTGCTGCTGCCCCCGCAACTGTTTTGTTTGCTTATGTAGGGAGAATGAAAAGTAATTATGCAAGTTGAGAAGGATTATAAACCAGATAGAGGAGCATTGCGTGCAGATGTTGGGCCACTTACACAAGACCCGACTGCGTTAACTACACAGCAATTGCTTCGTGAGAACTTCTGGCTTCGTGAACTTACTGAAGCTAAGATTACACAACTTGAACAGCGTATGGAAGCAAGTGACAAAGCTGTTGACTTGTTGCAACAGTTTACAAATCGAACTCCTACGACCAAAGATATACAACACGAAGTAATGGCCCTTCGTGAAGTTATGGTGGAGAAGTTCCAAGGCATTGATACACAGCTTCGAGAACGTGATGTTCAAACTGACAAAGCATCTAGAGATGTTAAGTCAGCTGTCGATGCTGCGTTTGCTGCTGCTAAGGAAGCAGTTGGTGAACAAAACAAATCTAATGCTCTAGCTATTGCTAAGAGTGAGGCTGGCTTTACTAAACAAATAGATAGTCTCGCTGAACAGAATAAAACTAACATGCGAGGCGTCGATGATAAATTTGGGGATATCAAAGAACGCCTTACAGTAATTGAAAGTAAAACTAGTATTTCCGATCCTTCAACGGCGGTTAACCTAGCAAAACTTCAGGCTGCCGTGGATCGACTGTCCTCTTCGGCTGCCTCTGCTGATGGACGGTCGTCAGGTATGACAGCAATGTGGGGATTTATTGGGGGTGCTGTCGGTCTTGTAGTTGGAATCATAGTTGCTGCTGCTGCTCTAGTTAAAATGGGCGTAGCCAATTAATGGCTAGAAAATTATCAGATGAAAGATTACAGCGTCGAACACTAGCTGAATCTAGTTTAGTAGAATTTATTACATTAGTACATCCTAGACGGTTACTAGGAAATGTTCATAGAGAAGTCATTAGTTGGTGGACCAGGCAAGATGCCAAGAGTCATCAACTTCTACTGCTTCCTCGTGATCACATGAAAAGTGCTTTAATAGCTTATCGGGTTGCTTGGGAATTAACTAAAGATCCTACGCTTAGAGTTTTGTTTATATCAAGTACCTCTAACCTGGCAACCAAGCAGCTCAAGTTTATTAAAGACATTTTAACATCCGACACTTACCGTTTGTTTTGGCCTGATATGGTTGAGAAAGATGAGTCTAAACGGGAGAAATGGACAGAGAGGGAAATATCCATTGATCACCCAGAACGTAAGAAAGAGTCTATACGCGACCCTTCTATTTTTACTGCTGGTCTTACTTCCAATATCGTTGGTATGCATTGCGATATTGCTGTTCTGGATGACGTGGTGGTTGAAGCTAACGCTTATCTAGATGAAGGTAGAACTCGAGTAAAAGACCAGTATTCGCTCCTATCATCGGTCGAAACGGTTAACTCTAGAGAGTGGGTTGTTGGCACTCGTTATCACCCTAAAGATTTGTATTACGATATATCAGAAATGGAGATTGAAAGTTACGATGAACTGGGAAATGTTATTTCAACGGAACCCTTATTCGAGGTTTTTGAGCGACAAGTTGAATCAATTGGAGATGGAACTGGCGAATTTCTCTGGCCGCGCCAGCAACGTTCGGATGGTAAATGGTTCGGCTTCAACAGGGAGATTCTCGCTACAAAGAAATCACAATACCTTAATAAGGTACACTTCCGGGCCCAATATTATAACGATCCGCACGACGTCGATTCCTCACCGATCCAAAGAGACTTGTTCCAATACTACGACCAAAACTATCTCTCCCGTAGAGACAGTCGGTGGTACTTCAAAGGAGACAAGCTCAACGTCGTTGCCAGCGTCGACTTCGCTTACTCAACGGGCAAGAAAAGCGATTTCACGTCTATTGTCGTAGTAGGAGTAGATGGACATCTGAATTACTACGTATTAGAAATAGATAGATTTAAGACAGATAAGATATCTGAATATTTTAATAGGATACTAAAGCTATATCAAAAATGGGGCTTCAGAAAAATAAGAGCCGAAGTAAGCGTAGCGCAAGCGGTTATAGTACAAGACTTAAAGGACAATTACATTCGCCCTTATGGGCTGTCTCTAGTGGTCGATGAATATAGACCTTCTAGATGGCAAGGTTCTAAAGAAGAACGCATCATGGCTGTTCTAGAACCTAAATATGCTAATCATCAGTTATGGCACTATATGGGGGGTAACTGTCAGGCGCTAGAAGAAGAACTAATCTTTGCTAATCCTGCTCATGACGATATCAAAGATGCTTTAGCTTCAGCTGTCGACTTTGCAGTAGCACCATTAGATTTATATAAACTGAAGAAAGAAAGTGCAAATGGATTTGAATATCATAGTAGATGGGGCGGAGTGGCATGACTTCTAAAGTCTTAGAACTAGACGACGTCATTCAGCCTGATCAACTAGCTGTTCGTATTACTGAGAAGTGGATTGAATGGGATTCCTTACGTCAACGTAAGAAGCAAGATTGGGAAGAGATTCGTCGTTACGTCTACGCTACTGATACAAGCCACACTACTAACTCTTCACTGCCTTGGAAAAACAAGACTACTGTTCCTAAACTCTGTCAGATCAGAGATAACCTATATGCTAACTATGTAGCTACTCTATTCCCACAGCGTAAGTGGTTGACTTGGGAAGCTAACAACAAAGATTCTAATTCAGTTCGTAAGCGAGATGCGATTGTCAACTATACGACTTGGATGATCGAACAACCTTCTTTTAAGGAAGAGATGGATAAAATCATCTTAGACTATATTGATTTTGGTAATTGCTTTGCCACTGTTGAATGGATAGATGAAAGAGTCCAGACTTCTAATATGACTCAAATGGGTTATGTTGGACCTGGTATCAGACGTATCAGTCCATTGGACATAGTTATGAACCCTACGGCAGAGAACTTCAGATCTTCTCCTAAGATAGTGAAGTCAGTAACTAGCCTAGGTGAACTTAAAGATCTATTAGAGAAGCTGTCCACAGATGAGAACAGAAATGAGTACGAGGCCCTTTGGGACTATTTTAAGGATCTCCGAAGAAATGCATCCACCTTTGACGGTGATTGGCAGCAACGAGACAATCTATATTCGGTCGACGGTTTTACATCTTTCAGAGATTATTTGAATTCAAACTCCGTAGAGATATTAACTTTCTATGGTGATCTCTACGATGCAGATAACGACACATTCTTAAAAAACCATGTCATTACTGTCGTAGATAGACACAAACTTATCGGTAAGAAGCCTAATCCTTCTTACTTCGGTTACCCGCCTATCTTCCACGCCCCTTGGCGCAGGAAGCAAGATAATCTCTGGGGGATGGGTCCCTTGGACAATTTAGTCGGTATGCAGTATCGCATGGATCATGTGGAGAACATGGGTGCTGATATCTGGGACTTGGTTACTTACCCAGTCCAAAAGGTGAAGGGTTTTGTCGAAGACTTTACTTGGCAACCTGGTGAGAAGATCTTCGTTTCTGAAGAAGGAGACGTTGATCTTATTATTCCTGATGTTAATGTCATGCAAGGGGACATGAAGATCGAAAGACTAGAGAAGATAATGGAAGAGATGGCCGGTGCTCCTAGAGAAGCAATGGGTATCAGAACTCCTGGTGAGAAGACTAAATACGAAGTACAACGTCTAGAGAATGCATCTGCTCGTCTATTCCAAAATAAGATTAAACAATTCGAAGAGTGGAAGGTTGAACCTCTTATGAATGCCATGATTGAAATGGCTAGGCGTAATCTTACAGGTTCAACAGTAATTCGAGTATTCGATGATGATCTTAAGATTGCTACCTTCCAAACTCTAACAGTAGAAGACATAACAGGTATTGGGCGTATTAAGCCTATAGCTGCTAGACATTTCGCAGAGCAGGCGGAGTTAGTCCAGAATCTTACCAATCTTACAGGATCAGGTTTATGGGCTACAGTGCAACCTCATTTCTCTAGCATAGGATTGGCTAGAATAGTCGAAGAAGTCTTTAACTTGCAACAGTACGGAGTTGTTAATACAAATGTAGCCTTGGCTGAACAAGCTGATGCTCAGAGGCAAGTTAATTCTTTACAACAGCAGGTTGCTACTTCAGCAACTACTGCTACAGGACTCGGGGAGGATTATGATCTAGAGGCTGCCGATGCAGCTGAAGCACAAGGAGCTAATCAATGATTGGTGCGTGGACCAAACACATCAAAGACCCCGAAGAAGCAGAACGATTTAAGAATAAAGTACTAAGTGCAAAGGTCGTATTAGAACGGCTACAAGAACTAGTTATAGAAGACGAAGCAAGTCTATATCGATCAGAGATAGACATTAAGACTTTCGATCTTCCCAATTGGGAGAACAAGCAAGCATACCGAAACGGTTTCAGAGCTTGTCTCTACAAATATGCTAAATTAATTGACCTAGACCAATAGGAGAATACATGAACGAGAACCTACTGAGTGACCAACCAGAAGATACTCAAATTGACCCCAATAAAAATTATCTAGAGGAACTAGTCGGAGAAGGTAAGAAATTCAAAGACCAGGAAACTCTAGCCAGAAGTAAATTTGAATCTGACTCATATATCAAAATTCTAGAGAGACGCCTCGACGAGAGGGCTAACGACTACAAAACTCTGAAGGCTGATTATGATTCGAGGGCGAGTCTGCAAGAGCTAATTGAACAAGCTAAGCAGCAATTTACAAGTAGCGAAGCACCCAATGCGAACGAAGAGAAGCCCGTCATAGACTCTAAACAGATTGAAAGCTTAGTTTCTTCTAAGATTCTCGAACACGAGAATACTAGGAGACAAACTGATAACTACAATCAGGTTGTGAGCAAATTAAAAGAACGGTATGGTAATAGCTACCAGACTGCTCTTAAACAACAAATGGAGACTTTGGATTTAACTGAAAGTGAAATCAATGAAATGGCTCGGAATAAGCCTAAGGTTTTTTATAGAACCTTGGGATTGGACCAAGAAGTTCAAAGAGATAATTTTCAGTCTCCCTTAAGATCTGATCAGCGTAGTGACAGCTTCGCACCCAAGGTCCAAGAACGGACCTGGGCATACTATCAGGAATTAAAGAAGAAGGATCCGAAACTCTACAACGATCCTAAAACTAACGTTCAAATGCAACAGGATTACATTAGACTCGGGGATAAATTCGAGGATGGTGACTTCCATCGTGTTTGAACATAAAGGAGACTAACTACAATGGCAAGCGGTTTTACCGTTGCTACAAACGAACATCTGATTAGGAGTAATCTTTGGTCTAAACAACTAAAGCAACTGCTACTCGATGATTTGTATGCCATGAAGTTTGTCCGAGTTTTGACGGATTTCCCTGATGGTACGACTCTAAACATACCGTCATTGGGTGAAGCAGAAACTGCTGACTTTGCAGAAGGTCAGTCGATTAAGTACAATAAGATGGATACGGGTAACTTTGTGTTCTCGTTCGATCAATACAAGTACTCTGCGAACTCTATGTCGTCTAAGTTTAAGCGGGATAGCTTTTACTCTTCGGATGTAATTAGCTCATTTCTCCCGCGACAACATCGTGCACTTGCGGAAGCTGTTGAAGCTAGAATCTTCTCGAGAGGGAATTCAGGACAGACGGCAAGCAACGCGAATGTTATTAATACCGCCGATCACCGTTGGGTTGGTGGTGGTACAAACGAAACTATCTCTCTCACAGACTTTGCTAAGGCGC